AAGTCTATTATTGATGCCTGTACCATGCGCGTGGGTCGCTTCCCTTCCATGCGTGATGGTGGGCCATCGTGGTCAGGGGTGATCGCCGATACCAACGCACCAGAAGAAGATCACTGGTGGCCCATTATGTCTGGCGAGGTGCCTGTCCCTGACCACATCCCTCACGAGCAGGCGCGTATGCTGGTCAAGCCGGACAACTGGAACTTCTATGTGCAGCCGTCTGGTATGCGTGAGGCTCTGGATAAGAACGGCAATGTCTTGGACTATGCTCAGAACAAGGATGCTGAGAACGCCAAGAACATGCTCGAAAGCTACTATCCGAATCTTATTCGAGGCAAAACAAAGTCTTGGATTGATGTGTATGTGATGAACCGTCTTGGCACTATCCAAGAGGGCAAACCTGTCTATCCGATGTTTAATGGTGAGACGCACATTGCCACAGAAGAGATTCCGATTGCTGATGGCATACCGCTGTATATTGGCATCGACTTTGGTTTGACACCGGCTGCTGTGTTTGGGCAGAAGGTGCGCGGCAGGTGGCTAATCCAAGCTGAGATTGTGGCGATTGACATGGGTATTGTGCGCTTTGCCGAGATGCTGCGCCAAGAGATTGCCACACGCTTTGGTAATCTTGATGTGCATATATTTGGTGATCCTGCGGGTGACTTCCGTGCGCAGACTGATGAAAGCACACCGTTCCAGATCCTGCGCGGCGCTGGCCTACGCGCACAGCCTACACACAGCAACTCGGTAGATCTGCGTCTTGAGTCTGTGTCTAGCAATCTGAACAAGATGGTTGATGGCAAGCCAGCGTTCCTGATTGATCGCCGCTGTCCTACGCTTATCAAGGGGTTTGAAGGTGGCTATAGCTACAAGCGATTGCAGGTATCTGGCGAGAGGTTTGATGACAAGCCAGAAAAAAACATGTATTCGCATATTCATGATGCTCTGCAATATCTGATGCTTGGCGCTGGTGAAGGGCGTAACCTTATCTCAGGGCAGAAGCCATTGAGAGCATTTAACGCTAAGAAGGAATATGATGTCTTTGCTCGAAAGACCAAGCAGCCAAAGCGCAGTGGCTTGTGGGCAAGGATGTAAGGTGATACAGGTTAATACAGGAGACTGATATGTGCATTGGTGGCGGTTACAGAGGCCCAGCAGTTGATCCTGCGGCAGAAGCAGAAGCGGCTGAACAAAAACGAAAGAATCTTGAAGAACGCAAAGAGCGTAAGCAAGAGGCTTTGGCTGAGTCTGTTGAAGCAACCACTCGTGGCACAGGGCGTCGTTCCTTGATTACCGGAAGCGGCGGTGGTCGAGGCTACTTTGGGTAGGGATCATGATTGTAAACACTGACGCCGGACAAGCCACATACAGCAACGACAAGGTTGCTGGCATGTACATGAAAAAGTACGAGAAGGCAAAGTCTCTGCGAGAGAACTTTGTTGATCTGTTTGAGGAGTGCTACGAGTATGCGCTACCTCAAAGAGAGTCGTTTTACTATGAGGCGGTAGGCCAGCGTCGTGATGATAAGATCTTTGATGAAACGGCTGTTGTTGGTGTACAGGAGTTTGCATCACGCTTGCAGCAGGGTTTGGTGCCAAACTTTGCGCGATGGGCGGATTTTCGTGCGGGATCTGAGGTGCCAAATGAAGCGCGTGAAAGCGTGGATAACGAGCTTGATGAAGTAACTGAGTACGTCTTTGAGGTAATCCAGAACAGCAACTTTGGTCAGGAGGTGCATGAGTCCTTCCTTGATCTGGCTGTAGGCACTGGTGTGCTGTCTGTATCTGAGGGCGATGCAATCAACCCGATTATGTTCTCGGCTGTGCCGCTGCCACATGTGGTGCTGGATACCGGCCCTGATGATCGCATTGACCATGTGTATCGTGAGCGTCAGGTACGCGCATCCGATGTGCCGTTGATGTACAAGCAAGCCAAGATTGGCAGCAAGCTACAGCACAAGATCAAGAACGCACCTGATGACAAGGTGAAGATCCTTGAGGTTGTTGCTAGAGATTATTCAGTAAAGAACGACGAAGCCTACTTGTTCTATGCTATTGACTGCACCAACAAGGAAGTAGTCAGAGAGGAGAAGTATCGTGGTGTGGGGTCAAATCCTTTTATATGCTTCCGCTGGTCGAAGTGCAGTGGCGAGGTCTATGGGCGAGGCCCACTCATCAATGCGCTTAGTGCCATTAAAACTACGAATCTCACTATTGAGCTTATACTTGAGAACGCGCAAATGGCTATCTCAGGTATCTACCAAATGGAAGACGACGGAGTAGTCAACCCTGACACTATTAGTCTTGTACCGGGTACGGTCATCCCGAAGGCTGCTGGTTCTCGTGGTTTGGAACCAATCCGCGCTGCTGGTTCGTTTGACGTAGCCAACCTTGTGCTGTCTGATATGAGGCTCAACATCAAGAGAGCCTTGTACAATGACATGCTGGGTAATCCTGATCGAACCCCTGCTAGTGCAACAGAGGTGGCCGAGCGAATGGCTGATCTCTCCCGCCGTATTGGTTCTGCATTTGGAAGGCTACAGGCTGAGTTGGTACAACCTGTGTTACAGCGTGTAGTCTACATCCTAAAGAAGCAGGGGCGTATTGAACTGCCAACTATTAATGGCAGGGAAGTAAAGGTTCGCTCTGTATCGCCACTTGCACAGGCACAGGCAAACCAAGACATCACATCTGTGGCACGTTGGCTTGAGTTGGTTCAAGCAACCTTTGGCCCACAGGTTGTTCAAATTCTGATCGACTCAGAAGAAACCGCAGCATACTTGGGCAAGAAGTTCGGTGTGCCAGATTCATTGATCCGCGACCTTGAGGAACGCAGACAGCTTGTGGCATTGGCACAACAGTATGCACAGACTCAACAGGGAGCGATGAGTGGCGCAGAGCAACTACCTCAGTCTTGATGGCTATAAGCGTAGTCGTCCTGATGACGAAAAGATAAGCATCAACATAGCTGCCTTGTTCAAAGATGAACTGGGCAAAGACGTGTTGAAGTATCTACGTTCAATCACAATCGAAGCAGTTAATGGCGCAGCAGTAACTGATGCGGAGTTGCGTCATATGGAGGGGCAGCGATACATCGTTGGTCTAATAGAGTCGCGCATCCGGCATGGTCAAAAGGTAAAATCAAATGAATGAAGCAGAAGCAACAGCAGAAGACTCTGGCATTGTAACCGAGGGTGGCAATCCATTGATGGAGCCAGAAGCGGCACCCGATCCGCTTGCTGCGCTGCCTGAGAAGTTTAAGTCTCTTGATGATCTGGTTGAGTCCTACTCAAACCTTGAGAGTAAGATTGGCGCTAAGGAAGAAACATTCCGCGATCAGTTTATGAAAGAGATGGAAGAGCAAGCCTACGCTAACAGGCCAGAGTCTGTTGGTGACTATGTGCTTCCTGATAGCATCGATGATGATATGGCTACGGATAATCCACTACTACAGTGGTGGGCTAATCAGGCTTTTGAGAATGGCTATAGCCAAGACGAGTTTGCAGAAGGCATTGAAATGTATGTCAATGCGGTCAATGCAGATGTGCCTGACTATGATGCAGAGTTGGAAAAGCTGGGTTACAATGCCAATGCTAGGACAGAAGCTGCTAGCTTGTTTGCCAATCAGTTCTTCCCAGAGGAAATGCTTGGCGCTGTAGAGCGTATGTGTGAGACAGCCGAAGGTATTATGGTGCTTGAGCATGTTATGGAAGCAATGCGAGAAGGTGGGCCATCTAACGGTGCTGTTGAGGTTTCACGTGAAACAGAAGCTGACCTACGCCAGATGATGCTTGACCCGCGTTATCATGACCCAGCGCGGCGTGATCCGACTTTTGTTAAACAAGTCGATGACGGCTTCAAGCGCATGTTTACTAATGGCTAACGAAGCGTTGCGAGTTGGTAGGCTCTCGTTGATCAAAAGCCTACCCGAACATGCCGAGCGTGTTGCTGACAACATGCGCAAAGCGGATGTCAGAGAGTGTTATATACACAACCTGACTCCGCTAGAGGCACTTACTGAGCCGATGGTTATAAACGGTGCAGTTACTTACACACTGCGACTTGATGAGACGCCTATTGGGATGTGCGGGAGCGTACCTATAGACGACAACCACGGACGCATTTGGCTGCTTGGCACCAATGCAATCAACTATAACTTCCGCCCATTTCTTAGGGGCTGTCGCCCAACTATAGAACTGTTGCAAGGTCATTATGCTAGCGTAGAAAACTTTGTTCCTGCTGACCACCACGATACAATCATGTGGCTGAGTTGGTGTGGGTTTACGTTTGATGAGAGCATGTACGAAATGAACAGTCACACCTTTATGCGATTTGAGCGTTGCGCTGTAGATAAAAATGATGGTATTGGTGAATTAAGTCGGCCTGTAATGCACTGAGCGACCCGCAAGGACAATCGCGTTGAGGATGCCAAACAGATAACCGTGAACGTGAAAACAATCTTACGAGGACTGTAAAATGGCGAACACTCTTGATGTCGCATTTATTAAGCAGTTTGAGTCTGAGGTTCACATGGCTTATCAGCGTATGGGTTCCAAACTGCGGAACACTGTGCGCATGGCAAACAATGTGACTGGCTCGACTGTTCGTTTCCAAAAAATCGGTGCTGGCTCTGCCTCCACCAAGTCGCGCAACGGCAATGTCACTCCTATGGAGCTTGCACACACTCAAGTGGAAGCAACCATGGAAGACTTTTATGCCGCTGAGTACATCGACAAGCTTGATGAACTCAAGATCAACATTAACGAGCGTCAGGCTGTTGCCCAATCCGCTGCTGCTGCTCTTGGTCGTAAGACTGACGAGCTTCTTTACACAGCAATGGATGCGGGTGCCAACTCGACTCAGATTCACGATACTGGCTCCGCTCTGGCGCTTGCCGATATCCTGTCTCTGTTTGAGACGTTTGGTACTGCAAACATTCCTGAGGATGGTGGCCGTTATCTGGCTATGCATCCGAAGGGTTACGCAGACCTGTTTACTATCACTGAGTTTGCATCGTCAGACTTTGTTGGTGAGCAGAACCTGCCGTTTGCTGGTGGCATGACCATGAAAGAGTTCATGGGCTTCAAGGTGTTCTCTACCTCGGCAATCACCGCTGGTAAGAACATGGCCTACCACACCTCGGCTGTTGGTCTTGGCATCAATGCAGATGTCTCGACTGAGATCAACTATGTACCAGAAAAAGTATCACACCTTGCAACCTCGATGATGTCGATGGGTGCAAAAGTTATCGACGATAACGGTGTGTACGAAGTTCTGGACAACAACTAATAGGGGTGACAAATGGCTTATAGTGCAGCAAATCTCACTCGTATTGGCGGTGCTTCAAACGGTGATCTCTGGCTCTACAGTTCTGCTGATGCAATTGGGACTGTAAACACCTCTGGTTACTTTAACGATGCCGCAAATATGCTGGCTGTTCGTGACGTTATCATTGTTGTGGATACGAATACTCCAACCACAAACTTTGTGAACGTCCTGTCGAACACAGGTTCAGTAGTCGATGTCTCTGATGGCACGGCTATCGCTGAAACTGACGGCGACTAAAATAGGGAGAGGGGGCTACGGCCCCCTCTACTGACATGACCAGTACGGCAGCAAATTCAGCGGTAGATATCTGCTCAAGGGCATTGATCCTGATTGGTGCAGATCCGATTACGTCTTTTGAAGACGGAACCACAGAGGCTCTTGTCTCTGTGAATCTGTATGAGGATGTTGCTAGAGCGTCACTGGTTAATGCTAGGTGGCGTTTTGCTACTAATCAGTCTG